GCTTCTGCTAATCGTGCTAATTCTGCTGCCTCTTTTGATAATATTCAAACTGAAATGGCAGGTATGGAGCGTGATTTCTATAAAAATCTTGAAAGTCTTACAGGTGCTCCTAGATCTGTCGCTAGCGGTGTTGGTTCTACTGTCAAAAATGTTTTAGGCTTCCTCGGAGGTCGTTATTTTGGAAGGAGATAATTATATGTCTAATAAAACTACTATGATTCTGACTTTTATTGTTTCTGTTGTTGTTCCCTTTATTCAGGAACTTGTGGATTTAATTGAAGCTTTGAAAGGCAATGCTTCTTCTAATACTGTTACTGCTAAAAAAGTTGCTTCGGATTTTCAAACTGATGTTGCGCAGCTTGTTGAGCCGGCTGTTTCTAAGAATGATTCTAAAAAAACTGGCCGTTTTTTCGGTTCTTGGAGGGATGCTAAATGAAGAGGCGCCGTTTATCTAAACGAGGTTCTCGCCGTCTTTTCCGGCGTACCTCCAAATCTCGCCGTAGAAATTTTAAGAGAGTAGGACGAGGTGGATTTAGGATTTGACATTCTGATTTAGTTCTGATACAATCGGTACAGGTGATTAATATGGTTTGTTATAATCCTATTCTTATGTACCCGGTCGAAGGAGCGGTTACGAAAAGTGGAAAGCAGCATTATGCTTTTTGCGGTAGCCTTTCCTCTCACCCTCAGCTTGCTGGCGATAGCCGCTTCATTCGTTGTTCTTGTAAACAATGCATTGGTTGTCGTCTTGAAAATAGTAGACAATGGGCTGTCCGTGCTGTTCATGAAGCCCGTTCTTCGTCTTCTGCTTATTTCGTTACTTGCACTTTTGACGATTATCATTTGCCGCGTGATAAAAGCTTAAACAAGAAATTTCATCAGACTTTCATGAAAAATCTTCGCCGTGAGTATGGCGGCGGTATTCGTTTTCTCGGCTGCGGTGAATATGGTGAACTTCATGGTCGTCCTCATTATCATTACATTTTGTTTAATATTAATTTTGATGACAAAATTTTTCGGTTCTGTACAGACGGTTATAGCACTTATACTTCTGCTCGCTTTGCTAAGGTCTGGAAATATGGTATGCATCTTATTGGTGAGTTTAGTTTTGATTCTGCTGCTTACGTTGCCCGCTATATAGTCAAAAAACAGACTGGTAGTAATGCTTCTGCTCACTATAAAGGTCGCATTCCTGAGTTTATGGTTGCATCCAACCGTCCCGGCATAGGCGCAAAATGGCTTGAAGAGCATGGTGAAGAGTGTTATGCTAACGATTATGTCGTTATCAACGGCAGAAAGATGCGTCCTCCTCGTTATTACGATAAGAAATTTGATGAAACGCATCCTCACTGGATGGAGTTCATTCGCAATAACCGAATTCAGAAGATGCTTCATAACCTGGAGAACAATACTTACGATCGATTGATTGCCCGCTGCCGCGTTCAGGAAAGTAAGTATAAGCATTTTCTTGGCAGAAAACTTGACAAGGAATTATGACTGTGTTATTATTAAGTCGGAAATGAGGTGATGCTTATTAGTGAGTTTAGAGCTGTTAGTAATTTCTGTCGTAAGCGTAATATTCCTTTTTATTATTCTTTTCGTGGAAGTAAATATGCCGCTTACCGTCTTAAACCTGATGATTCTAAAGTTATTCGCCTTGATAATGACTATTATGTTATATCAGCAACGTTATATCTTATGATTCGCAGGTATTTAGTTGCACTTAGAAAAGGAGATGGTTCCTCTGAGACTTTATTCCATTTATGATTCCAAGGCTGAACAGTTCAGTCCTCCGCAGGTTTATCATAACGATTTGCTTGCTCTGAGAGCTTTCGAAGGGATAGTCAATGATGATAAAATGCTTATTAAAAAGTATCCTGAAGATTTTACTTTGTATTATGTTGGCAATCTCGGTGACAGCGATGGTCGCTATTACATTGAGAATAGTGACGAGTCCCGTATTCCTGTCATGGTTGGTCGCGCCGTAGATTATGTGCAGCCTGTTGACGGCGATTCTGTTAAATGTTAATCTAATAAAGAGCGTATCAGAAAAAGGACGGTCTCGTGGAGATCGTTCTTTTTTTGTACGCCACGCCCGCCGCGTCTAGGCGCCTGCGAAAGGAGGTGAAACTATGAAATTTAAGACAGCTTATGATCCTGTAGAAGAACATGATCATTGCGGCATTGAATTTACTATGCCGTCTTTAACCGTACAGGACGAGAAAGACGAGACTGATATTAATTATATCGTCAATAGGTATGCAGACGGTCAGAAAGGTATCATGACTCTTGACCTCGGTGATAGTTCGCAGTACGCTTATCTGCAGTTCGGAGATGCAACGCTTCCCGGTGACTACAGCACAGCTCTTGAGCTTGTGTCTGGAGTTCGTGAAGAATTCTACAGCCTGCCCGCTTACGTTCGAGCTAAATTCGGTCACGATCCTATGAATTTCATCGATCATTTAAATGATCCTGCAACGCTCGAATATCTCCAGCAGCAAGGTCTGTATGGCAGCGAATATACCTTTGGTGAACCACAACAGTCCGTAAGTAGTAAACAAACACAAGAAAAAAATAACACTTTAGAACAAAATAATGAAGAAACACAAAAATAGGCGGCACCGAAGCCAGTTACTTACTTGATGTAACTGGCGTAGGTGACGCAAAAATAATCTAGAACCTAATAATTATTTTGCTTTAGGTTAATTATTAGGTTTACACTTCGAAGAAGGTGATATTTTGGCTCGAAAAAAAATAAGAGTTCGAGGACATCGCTTCAGCGATGCTCCTGCAATGTACATGAAAAGGACGAAATTCGACCGTTCGCATGTCTATAAGACAACTTTTGATTCAGGCAAGCTTATACCTGTATTTGTTGATGAAGTGCTGCCTGGTGATACTACTAGGATGTCTGTTAATTATTTCGCTCGTTTGGCTACTCCTGTTAAGCCTATCATGGATAATATTTATCTGGACTGGTTTTTCTTTTTTGTACCAAACCGCCTCGTTTGGGAACACTGGCAGAACTTCTGCTTTGAGCAGGAAGACCCTGATGATACTACTGATTATGTCATCCCTAGTGTTGATGCTACTGGTAACACTGGTAATGCTTATGTAGGCTCTCTATGGGACTATTTCGGCTTGCCCGTGAATACGTCTGGTAATTTATCTGGTATTAGCGCTCTTCCATTTCGTGGTGTTTATCTTATTTATAATGAATGGTTCAGAGATGAAAACCTTCAGAAAGCCGTCAAGATTCAGAAAGGCGATGCCAACGAAGTTTTGGACTCTACCCGAGCTGCTGAACAGCCTTCTTGGGTTTTCACATCAGATACCGATATTGTTCCCGGCTTAGCCTGCCCCCCTCGCAGCAAGCGCCATGACTATTTTACCTCTGCTTTGCCTTGGACGCAGAAAGGCCCTGGCGTTAATATAGTTCTTACTGGTAATGCTCCCGTTATTGGTGATGGTAAGCGTCTTGGTCTCGCTCCTAATGCCGCTGGCAATGCAGCTGGCTATATTTCAATGAGTAATAATGTTGGCGCGATTCTTCGTAATGCTGATGGTTCCGAATGGGGTCATGATTCAGCTGCTTTTGTTACTTCCGATGGTAGTAAATCAGGCTTGTTTGCTGATCTTTCTGATGTCTCTGCTATCACTATCAATGGCCTCCGTACTGCTTTTCAGATGCAGAAGTTCTATGAACGCCTTGCTCGTGGAGGTAGTCGGTATACTGAAGTGCTTCGCTCTTTCTTTGGCGTGGTTTCTCCTGACGCACGTCTTCAGCGCCCTGAGTTCCTCGGCTCTTTCACTAAAATGGTTAACGTCAATCCAATAGCTCAGACTTCTTCAACCGACGGCACCTCTCCCCAGGGTAACCTTTCTGCTTATGGTGTTACTGCCGCTAAGTTCCATGGTTTTACTAAGTCTTTTGTCGAACATGGTTATGTTTTCGGCTTCGTCTGCGCTCGTGCCGACCTCACTTATCAGCAGGGTATCAATAAGATGTGGCTTCGTTCTACGGTTTACGATTTCTATTGGCCGACATTCGCGCATCTTGGTGAACAGGCTATTGAGCTTCGTGAGATCTATGCTCAAGGTTCTGAAGATGATGCTAAAGTTTTTGGCTATCAGGAACGTTATGCTGAATATCGCTATAAGCCTTCGCAGATTACAGGTAAATTCCGCAGCTCTGTAACTGGTGGTAACCTTGACGTTTGGCATCTTTCCCAGTTCTTTAAAAATGCCCCGACTCTCAGCGAAGAGTTTATTACTGAAAATCCGCCTATTGATCGCATTGTCGCCGTTGCTGATGAACCTGAATTCCTGCTTGATATAGGGTTTCGCTATACCACTGTGCGTCCTATGCCTATGTTTGGCACACCTGGTCTTGTTGATCATTTCTAAAAGGAGCTGGTTTCATGTCTTGGCTTTCTAATACTTTAGGCAGCGTCGTTGGTTCTGTTCTTGGATCCGCATTTCAGAATCATCAGAATTCTGCTAATGCAGCACAAGCTAACCAGTGGAACGTTGAAAATTATCAACATCGTTATCAGTGGGCCGTAGAAGATATGCGTAAAGCTGGCCTTAATCCTGTTCTTGCTGCAACTAATGGTATAGGCGGTTCTATATCTGGAGCTTCAGCTGCTTCTGTAGGCATGAGTGATATTGGCTCTACCATGAACTCTGCTAAGGCCGCTGGTGCCGCTGAAAGGCAGGCTAAGAATGCCGAGCATCTTGCAGTATCTCAAATTGATAAAAATGTCGCAGAAGCCGATTCTGTGCGTCAGAGCACCCATGGTACAGTTCTTCAGAATGGTATTCTTGCAAATGATTTAAATCTTCGTGAGCAGACTTATGAAAAACGTCTTGGTTATGAGCTTGAAAAGATGAATTTGGAGCTTGAAAACCTTCGTCTTCAGGGTTCTTATCTTAGCTCTGGTGTCTTGAATAATATTGCTTCTGCTAATCGTGCTAATTCTGCTGCCTCTTTTGATAATATTCAAACTGAAATGGCAGGTATGGAGCGTGATTTCTATAAAAATCTTGAAAGTCTTACAGGTGCTCCTAGATCTGTCG